GGGCCGTGGTGACGCGGACTCAGGGCGACGTTGGGAACGCGCGCGCAGGCGCGAAAATGTCGGCGCGAGACCTGGAACGGTTCGAGCAAGCGCTAGATATTCTGCAGGAACTGTACGAATCACAGCAACGACCCGTACCGGAAGCCTCGAGGTATTCCGAGGCTTATGTCGAGGCTCTCACGCGGATTCGTGACGGCCTCGCCAAAATTGGAGAATGAGGAAAATGGAAAGCGAAAGGTTTGAGAGTATTCTGCAAGACGTGAACGACAAACTGGCGGCGCTTGGTCAGGCCGTGGCACCGGACGCCCTGCGCGGCATGATCGACAAGCGTGTGGCCGAGCTGGTCGATGAACGAGAACAGAAGATGCGTTTCATCGGCACCCCCAGCGAGAGGCTGGCTGGCTCGAAGTATGCGCGATTCCACATGGGCGTCGGGGACGTCGAACTCCTGCACCAAATCCTGAGCAGCGCTCGTGCCGCCGGACACAGCCACGGGCCGTCTGAAATGCTGTCGAATGCGCTGAAGGCGTGCTCGCCTGCGCTGTACGATGCGCCGGATGATTCGTTCGATGGGCCGCCCCACGCACGCGCGATGGACACCGCCGAGAGCGGGTATGGCTCGCAGCTTATCGGAGCGCAGTACATCGGCGAGTTGTGGGATGCGGCGAAGGCGCAGAGCAAGGTTGCTGCGCTGCTCCCAACGTTCGAGATGAACGCCCCGACCGCGTACCTGCCCGTGCGGGGCGCACTGCCTGAAATGTTGCTCGTGTCGGAGAGCACGGCCAGCAACAGTAGCAATCTGACCACGAGCAAGACCGGCTCCAACCGCGTCAGTGTCTCGGCGAAAAAGCTCGCGATTCATCAAATGTGGTCTGGCGAGATGGAGGAGGATAGCATCATTCCGTTTCTGCCATTTCTGCGGAGTGCTGCGGCTGACGCCATGGCGTTCTATACCGATTCGTTGCTGCTGAATGGCGATGATACCAACGAGGCCACGGGCAACATTAACCTCGTGGATGCGAACCCAGCCGACTCGAAACACTATCTCGCATTCGACGGGCTGATTCACGGCGCATTGGTCGACAACACGAATAATGCAACCTCGGCCTCCGGCGCGGCCCCGTCGCTGTCCGCGTTGCTGAATCTGCGCAAATTGATGCTGGATCGGACGTACCTGCACGATTGGGGACACCCGGACGATCCGAATGACCTCGTGTACGTTTGCGATCCCGAAACCGCTGACGCGTTGGCAGATCAGGAAGGCGACCTGCGCACGATTGACAAATATGGCGCGGCGGCTGTGGTGCTGACCGGTGAGGTTGCCAAGGTCGGGAGACATGCGCTTCTGAGCAGCATCGCGATGGCGCTGGCGAACAGTACCGGCAACGTGCCCAACGCGGGCGGTACCCTGGGCCGCGTCCTGGCGTTCAATCGCGGCGGGTATAGCATTGGCTGGCGGCGTCGCGTCAAGATCGAAACCGAGCGCATCATCGCGACGGATCAAACCAGAATTGTCTACACCATGCGCGTTGGTTTCGGCCGCTACACCCCGACCGGCGCGGCTAGCGGGATCGAGAGCGCCGCACTCCTGTACAACATTCTCGTGTAGGCGCATCATGGGACGCTATCGCTTCTTGAGAGCATTCGCAAGCGGTGGCTATGACGGCGTGCCGCGCAGGTACGCCGCCGGCGACATCGCCGAACTGGGCGATGATCTGGCGGCCTGGATCACACGCAATGCAGGCCAGATCGAGCCGGTAGACGTGCCTGCGCGCGCCGTCGAACAGCCGCCGCGCGACAGAATGCAGACGCCGCGCAAACGACGCGGCAGGGGGACAGAATGAGCATGAAACGATCTGGAGCTATCGCGCTCGCCGTGCTGGTCGCCGTCGCGCTCCTGGGCGTGGCGTACCAGAGCCAACGACAGGAGCTGGTCGGTATTGCGAGCCGTGAGCGCATCGGAATTGACAGCCGCGACGATTGCTATCTGTACAACGGAGCCGATTTGAAGGCGTACAGCGACAATCACTCGACGGCGAAAATCTATCTCATGGGCGACACTGGAAACGTCGGGATAGGGGGCACGCTGGTTGTGACCGGCGCGGTCACCATGTCCGGCGGCGTCGGGTCAACCGGGCAGCTAGTCGCCGGTAACGGCCTGAAAGTTACGCAAAACATCACGCAGGTGTCGGGATCGACGATTCTCAACAGTGTGACCGTGTCCGGCACGTTGGACGTGCAGGGCGTGGTGTCCAGCAACGGCGGCGATATCCTGCGCTTGAATGAGAACGCGCTGGTCACTGGCACCCTGGGTGTCTCGGATGATCTGACTGTCGCGACGGACGTGCACGCAAATACGCTGACTACTACCGACGCGATCACGGTTGGTGGGACGCTGCGCAGCGTCGGGATTGCCTATCTGCAATCTGGCGTCGTGACCTCGACTCTGAGCGCGTACACGCTCAGCGCGTCGCAAAACATCACGGCGTCGGGAGCCCTGACCGCCAGCACCTACGGCGGGTTCGGCGCGCTCTACACGGCTGTGTCGAGCACGCTGGCCATCACCAACGCGGAAACTATCATCGTGGGCGTGAAGGGCGTGATACCGCTTACGGCCAGCGACGGCGACGTGGGCGGCTCTATCGCAGCGACGTTGAACGACACCACGTCCCTCGGAGACGGCGCGTACCTCGGTCAGATGCTGATACTCGTGAACGTTGACACCGACGCGGATTTGATTGTGGTCAAAGACAATGCCAACACGAGCCTGGGCAAGGACAGAACGCTTGACGTGAACGACAGCATGACCGTGTTTTGGGACGGCTCCAACTGGCGCATCCTCAGCATCCTGGACGCCAGCGCGTAGGAACTATCAGGGGCCGGTGCGATTCCGGCCCCGAAAGGAATCATCATGCAGAAGCAATTGATTTTCTGGGCGAGGGGCCTGGGCGTGGCGCTGACCGTCTCGCTGCTCGCTGCGTTTCTGTGCGTGGCCTGCCTCGACGTGCCCCAGCAGCCCGCTGTGACGCTGGCCAGCACCTCCGAGGTGCTGCGCGTCGAAACCGTCGCGCTGACGGCCACGGGCGACGCGGGCGCGGCCACGGGCACCATGACCACGACAAACGCGCTGACGGGCAACCTGGCCTGGCTTTATGTTGACTATACGGCCAGCATTTCGACCACGACTGACATCACGCTGTCGTATGTCTCGCCCCTGGGCGGTCAGATTTTCGCCAAAACCGACTCGGCGACGGACGCAATGTGGTACCCCGTGGCGTCGCCGGTCACCAACGCGGCGGCGGCAATCACGGACGGGCACGTGCCATTCGTGCTATCGGGCAAATTGCAGATCGACGTGGGGCAGAGCACCAGCGGCACGGTCGGCTCGCTGCTCGTGGCGTACTGGCGGTAGCAGCAATGACGATCACGAACGGCTACTGCACGCTGGCGCAGGTGAAGGCGCGGCTCGGAATCGGCACGGCTGACACGAATGATGATACCGCGCTGGAATTGGTCGTGCAGGCGGCGTCCCGCTGGATCGACCACGACACGGGGCGGCGGTTCCACAGCACTGCCAACGACGAGACGCGCTACTACACGCACGACGGCGGGGACGTGTTTCTGTGCCCAGACGACATTTTGAGCATCACGACGCTGGCCACGGACGACGACGGCGACCGTGATTATGACGACACGTGGGCGGCCACGGATTTCGACCTCGAACCGTTCAACGCCGTGGTGGACTCCCAGCCCTACACGCGCGTTCGCCCGACGCCCGACGGGAACTACGCATTCCCGACCACGCGGAAGGGCGTGAAACTCGTGGGCAAGTTCGGGTACGCGACCGCCGCACCCGATGCGGTGCGGGAGGCGTGCCTGCTCCTGGCCGCGCGACTGTTCAAGCGCAAGGACGCGCAGTTCGGCGTCTTCGGCAGTGTGCAGACTGGCATGATTCGCATCACAGATTTTGATGTTGATGCGTGGAGATTGCTATTACCATTCGTTCGGCTAGAGGTATCTGGCGTCTGATATAATCTGTAAATGTTAAAGCGCATCGTAGCGGGCTTCGTAGCGAGCTCCCGTTTTTCAATGGCCTGTTATAGTCAACTCTTACTTGACATTTTGTAATAACGGTAAACCCGTGTGTTTATGGTTAATAATGACTTGACAGTCATACCAGAATTACAATTATAGTAGACCATAACCGATGCTCTACGAGGTCTGCAGAGAGTAGTTATAGATGTCTGAATACTATAGTATCTGTAGAATACAGAGAAGTTTGCAAAAATGAGCGAGGTAGCGGTTTCGATTGAGGGGCTGGATGAGGCGATACGCAAATGTGCTCCGGAACTTGTCGCTGCGCCATTGAAGCATTTTTTTCAGCGTGCGTGTATTTCGATTCAGACGCGCGCTCGAGAGGCCTGCCCGGTTGATACGGGAAACCTGCGGTCGCATATTCTATATGAAATTGAAACCGGATCGCAAATTCCGCACTGGGCCAAGGTCGGGTCGGCGGTATTTTATGCACCGTTTGTCGAGTATGGCACGGGGTTGCTTTCGACCGGCGAGGGTGGCACCGGTGGGGTGCACTGGCCGCCCGCGGCGGCGCTCAATGTCTGGGCGCGGCGGCACGGATTTGCTAGTGGTGCACGTGTCGCGCGGGCTATTGGTATGCATGGTGGTATACGTCCGCAACCATATCTCGTCCCGGCATTCGACGGTGCGCAATCGGATATTGCGAAAGCGTTGGAAATGTTAAAAACTGAAATCGCTGAGGAGTGGGCGAGCAAATGAGCACACTGCAACAGGCTATCGCAGCGATTCAGACCATCGCCGCTGGGCTGTCAGGAATGCGCGCGGCTCCGGCGTACCCACCCGACAGCATCAATCAGTTTCCGTTCGCCGTCTCGTATCCCGCGCATGGTAGCGTCGGGGGTACGGATTTCCACCAGGCGCGCTACACGATTGTCACAGAGATTCATGTTTCCAGGCGAGACCTGCCGCGGGATATGGCAACGCTCATGCCGTATGTCGAACTGTTCACGCAAGCGGTGCTGGCGTCGCCCACGCTGGGCTTGAGCGCCACGGCGCTGGCAGGCACAATCGAGTTCGATTTTGCGGTGATGGAATGGGCCGGCGTGCCCACGATCGGTTTCGTGTTCAAAACGCCCGTCAAGCAGGTGGCCTCGTGAAGCGCATTTTCTGGCTCGTGCTGGCAAACTGCATAGCGCTGGCATTGCTCGCCGCAGCGTGCATCGTTGACGTGCCAGGCACGCCCACCCCGACTCGCACAATTATTGTGCGGGCGGCGAGCACGAACTACCTCGGCGAGGCTGCGGACGGGCGCATCGGCGGCCTGAATGCAGATTATGCCACGGCGCGACTGAATGACACGACTGGCAGCGCTGCGGACACCTATGAGCGCGTCGGGCAGAGTTATAGCACAAACTACCTCGTCAACCGGGGATTTCTGTCATTCGACACGAGCGGCATCGCCGACGACGCCACGATCACGGCGGCCACGCTCTACGTCTGCGCACACTCGGATAGCTCCACGACCGATTTCTTGGTGCAGGCATACCAATGCAATTGGGCTGAGACACTGACGGGCAATCGTGCGGCGAACTACGATCTGGCGATTGCTGGCACGCTTGAGGGCACGATCCGAGACACGAGTGCAGGTTGGAGTGCTGGAACGTTTTACTCGACGACAGTAGCGACATCGTGGATCTCAAAAACTGGAGACACGAAATACAGCCTCGTCTCGAACCGTGATGTTGCGGCGACAACGCCGACAGGAAACGAGTACGTCAACGTGCGCTACGCGGATTATGCCGACACAGCCAGCGACCCGTACCTGGAAATCACGCTGGTAGAGCCCACAGCGACGCCAACGGACACGCCGACGAACACAGCGACGCCGACAGACACGTTGACGCCGACGATCACGCCAACGCGTACTCAGACTGCTACACCAGCGCCCGTGGGCCAGTGCCAGCCCTGCGA